ACAGAAGCCATCACTTCAATTGGATATTACCCTATACACATCTAAGAACATTTAAGAAAAGTCTGCTTAATAATATCGATGATAGTCAATTTCAAGACTCAACAGGTAACTGGTATAAAGCAGGAGGAGATGGCAGTGTATTTTATGCACTGATAGAATCAGCAGATCCTAATAAAATAAAATGTATACAAGATATAGTATATAATTATAATGATGCAAGTCCATTAAATGATTATAAGATCAATGGTGATGAGCAAAATAAAAATGCGAAAGAAATAGTTAACAAAATGAATCAACCTAAAAAAAAGATACTGATAGCAATACCTACTGCTAAAAACATTGAACCTGATACATTTAAAAGTATATACGATTTAATTGTTCCCGAAGGCTATGAAACTACATTTCAATATTTTTATGGATACAATATAGATCAAATACGTAACCTAATTGCCAATTGGGTAGTCAGCGGATATGATTATCTATTTTCTGTAGATAGTGATATCGCATTCACACCCGATACATTAACTAAGATGTTAGCACATGATAAAGATGTTGTAAGTGGGTTATATATACAGCGTAAACCGGGACAACACATTTTAGAAATATATGAACATACTGCTACAGGTGGGGTTACTAATATGCCTTATGGAAAATTAAAAGGTAGACCTTTAGTAGAAGTAGCAGGTTGTGGATTTGGTTGTGCTCTTATCAAAGCAGAAGTTATGCGTAAAATAGGATATCCTCAATTTAAATATTATAGTGCTATTAGCATGAATGAAACTGTATCAGAAGATGTAGATTTCTGTAGAAAGGCTAAAGACAATGGTTTTAAAATTTGGGCAGATCCTAGCGTATTATGCAGACATATAGGAAGTTTTACATTTAATGTGGATAGTACTATACCAGTAATAGAAACAGAAGATGTTGTTATTGATATTAAAACAAGATTACGTGAACTAGGCAGTCAAAGATTGATTCCGGCAGATCATGTTAATTATCTTGCAAACTTAAAAAATTCAGGGTTCGAACCAAAGATTATATTTGATATTGGTTCGTGTGTATTACATTGGACTAATGAAGCACAACGTATATGGCCAGACTCGGAATATATAGCATTTGAAGCAATGGATAGTTGCGAATTCTTATATCAAGAACGCGGTTTAAAATATCACATGGGATTGCTCAGTAACGAAAGCGGTAAAGAAGTAGATTTTTATCAAAATGATAATCACCCTGGAGGGAATAGTTATTACATAGAAAACGAAATAGTTAATCCTGAAGCACCTCAATATTTTAATGAATCACATCGTAAAAGATTACGTACAATTACATTAGATGCTATAGTAAATCTTAAACAATATCCACCCCCTGACTTGATTAAAATGGATGTGCAAGGGGCAGAAATGGATGTACTTAAAGGTGCACAGGAAACTATCAAAACTGCAAAACATATTATATTAGAATTACAGGTAGTAGAATATAACAAGGGTGCTCCTTTAAAAGATGTTGTTATAGAATATATGGATTCATTGGGATATGATTGTTTAGGATTGTTTAGTAACAACGGCCCCGATGGTGATTACCATTTCGTGCGTAGATAATATAAATAATGGTAGTTTAAAGGACTACCATGAAAAAACTATTAACCATTGCTCTGCTATTTGTAGTAGGCTTAGCACAAGCCTGGGACCAGCGTGCCCCACTACAGCCAGGTGCATGTCAAGTACATAGCCCATACGGATTTGCTTCTACCCAAAGAGCAGCACAACCTATTTGTCGTGAAGCATACCTAGTAGCATATGATGCACCTGTTAAAATTCCTGTGTATGTAGCATACACATTATTGCCACAAAATGCTTTAGGATGCTGGCCACGCACAAATGCTTTTGTTGTAGATCAAAGCATACAGGGCGGCGCTCGTCCAGATGACTATGCTGGTACAGGATATGATAAAGGACATGCTGCTCCAGACGGCGATCTAAGTTGGTCACAACAAGTGGAGTATGAAAGTTTTTTGATGACAAACATGTATCCGCAGGCAGGCAGTCTAAATCGTGGGATTTGGAAATTACTGGAAACTTCAGTACGTGGTTGGGCAGTACAACTGAACCAAGGATTTACAATATACGTTGGCGCTATGTATGGAGGTGGTGACAAAGTAATTGGTAATGGAGTTATCGTTCCGCATGGATATTACAAAATTGTTGTTAATAATGTAACTAAAGAGGTTGCCGGTTGGAGATTTCCACACGTTGCTCCTTATCCTAATTTAGGTAATGATCTTAAAGTGTTCCGTATACCTGTTTCACAAATTGAAACTGAGGCGGGTGTACAGTATGCTTTGCCACCTGGTTATAAAGAACTTAATCCTGGACAAGAATGGCCCGTAGATTTTGGAGCATTAACAAACGCAAAACGTGCTAAATGCGGCAAAGCGGATTAAAGTTTAGTATACACAAAGTATAATCTATCATTAGCATCACGTTTAAATGTGTCTAATTTTAGATTATATTTTTCGGCAAACTCATTAACTACTTCAAATGTCCAAGGAAATATATCAACGTATGGACCAGTTTTATGGGGAATTCCTGGATTGGCTCGTAGAAAGAATTTCCCACCTTCCTTTAGTATATTAACACAGTGGCTAAAACGGCCTTCAATTTCATCTTTGCTGTTAAAGTTAATACTACCTAATGCAATGATAACATCGTGACTGTTAGATTTTACTTTGTAGTCTAATATATCTACTTCATAGTCCGCACAGTTATTATAGGGATCAATGCCTATGATATTGTGTATACGTCCTTTAAACGGATGATATCCGCAACCAACATCAAGTACTTTAGTAGGATTTAATTTGTTAACTTCATCAGCGAGTTCCCAACCAGTATGTTCATAGTCACCTGTTCTAGGTTTCCAAATCTCACTAAAGAAACGTAGAATATAGCGTTCAGATAGATCGTTAACAATCTCTTTTAGTGTGCCTCTGTATTCGCAGGGTAAACTAAGTTCTGCTTCTATAGTATCTTTGAATTTAGAATAACGTGCAGGTGTCCAAGGCAATTGATCTACTAGAGTAGATTCATCTATAGAAATTTTACTATACTTGGGTAAATTAAAAGCAAGTTGTAAATTTTCTTTGATTAAGTTAAAAATTTTTATGTTCATATAATTTTTCTTCATATTCTAGCATTTTTTTGTAGTAATACTATAAATATTTGTAGTTGTGAATATTTATATAGGAGATACAACATGAAGAAGATTTTAGGCATATTATTACTAATACCGGCACTAGCATTTGCTTGGCAACCAAACAAACCCATTACTGTAGTATTTCCAAACGGCCCAGGTGCGGGCAACGAAATCAGTTTTCGTATTGTAGCGGATATGATAGAAAAGAATACAGGTGCTAAGTTTGTATCCGAATATAAACCAGGTGCTGATGGTAATCTGGCCACTAACCATTTTAATACTGTGGCAAATGATGGATATACTATATCAGTACCTGCTTGTAATAGTCAATGGGTAACAGCCGAAGTATGGTATCCACAAATGATTAAATTTAACATATTTGATTTCGAACCTGTAGCCAATATTGCTAAAAGTCCTTTAGCATTTTGGGCCACTCCTAACAGTAAAGTAAACACACCTGAAGAATTAATAAATGAAATTAGATCAAAACAACGACAAATTAATTTTGCTATCGGCGGGGGTGGACATAAACTTGCTGTAGAATACTTAACCACTAAACTAAATGTGCCGGGTGGAGATCGAGTTGAAACTGCTATGTATAAGGGCCCAGCACAGGCTTTGATGGATGTAATGGGAGGGCATGTTGAATTTGGAGTTACACCGGTAGCAGTAGGATATCCACACCTACAAGCAGGTAAACTAAAACTAATCGGAATTGCCGGAGAAGTTCCGTTACGCGGTTTGGAAAAGGTTCCTTTAATGAAAGATTACATACCGGGATTAAACATATATGGTTGCTGGAATTTAATATTACCCAAAGGAACTCCTAAAGATATACAGGAATGGTATAGAACAAACTTTATTCCTGCTATCAATAGCAAAGAAGCAAAAGAAAAGTTTGATGAGAATATGATGTTTATAACTCCTAAAGAGCATACTCCTGAGGGATTAAATAATAGTATGACAAAATTAAGAAACGATTGGCAACCTATTGCCAGAAAGTTCAAACCAGAATGAAATATATATTTGTAGCCGGCGCTCCAGGAAGTAAATGGTCAAGCGTAGTTAAAAACATCTACTATAGTTCCAGCATTGATCGCAGCGACTACAGTCTTGAACGCACCTATTTTCATGATGCAACTGGTCGCACAGAACTCATGCACATGGGTGCATACTTTGATCCGGGTATGGAATTCGGCGATTGGTTTTTGAATTATCCAGGACTAGGACAACGTAGTAAAGAAGAACACGAATTAGAATTTGACCGCCCATTTAGCGGTGAAGGCATTCGCATAATCAAAAGTCATTGGTTCAGTTATACTCAACACATTGAGTTTATAAAAAAGACCTGGCCCGAATGTCCATTGGTCCTGGTACACAGGCCCGATGACGCTTGTTTAGGCTGGTGGGTAAAATGCGGACATTTTGATATTACCTATCCAAACTATCAAAATTATCAAAACCTACGTGTCATGGCCAAGATCATTGAAGCACAAAACATCGGTATTGTCAAAGGCACTTTGAACTACCCGGGGCAGCAGCCACAGACTAATCAACAACTGGCAACAATATTAAACATTGATGCCCCTCCAGATGATTATCAAGATTATATCAAATCAGATATAAGGGTAACAGTAATATGAACAAACAGTCTACCTCACTAGTTATGGCAATATATCCACAATGGAGTGGTGGGAGATTTTTAATAAACTGTTTAGGTATAAGTGATCAAGCATATTTGCAAGATGTAAAATTAGTTGAAAAACAAATATTAGGTAATCTTACTCCAGAAGCAAAACAAATAGAATTGTTGAATAGACTGGATAAAGTTGGAAATATATGGAATGATTTAGATTTAGGATGTAGATTTTTATATGGTAACACCCCAGAATCTCCCGAGTCATATCCTGGTACGATTGATAAGATATCAAAAGAAGATAAAAAGTTTTTTGTAGTTGCACATAATACGTCAATGGTTGATAATTTTTTAAATATTTGGTCTCAACCAAAATTGCTTATATTTAAAAATAATTTTAACTTTGTTAAATGGAGATGGGGAGCAACCGATATACTCGATCTTAAAAAAAAGTATCCACACTTAAAAGTATTTCCTAATTTTGAAAAACTAAGAGCCTCTGAAAAAACTCTTTGTGAAAAAATAAATGTATTTTCAAGTTCAAAGTTTGAATGGGATTCAAATGATTTTCTCAATGAAGAGAAGTTTGAATCTTCATTGAGAACTTGCTATGAATTTGTAGAGTTGGAAAATTATAAATATGATTTAATACGCCCATTCTATCAAAAATATATATCAACATTAGAAAGATTAAAATCATATGTCTGATTCAAATTGGGAATTAACTAAACAGCGTAGCCAGTATCATTTTGATACAGAACGTTGGAATCCAAAATGGGATAGAGTTGAACGTCTTGGACACATAGAACCTAACTGGAAAGTAGAACTTGCAGAAGCAATAGAAACTAGTAAACCTGTAACATGGCGTACAAGAGGCAAACCCAACGATGCTAAAGTTCGTAGTAGTGAAGAACACGATCGCGAAGAATATGATTTAGAATCATACGGCATGAGTAAGGATTATATAGTAACAAATCTAAACTATGAACTAGCACCTGTGTTTCAAAACATTGCAGATCAATTTGGTCTTGATTCATGTATGGCACGCATACATGTTCAGCATCCGGGACAAGTTTGGAATCTGCACTTAGATAAATTAGAAAAATGGATGCCGGAAGATCCTAGCCAAGTGGTACGTTATTTTATACAATTAACAGATTGGCAAATGGGACACTTTTGGAGTTATGGTAATTACATGTGGTCACGCTGGGAAGCAGGCTCTGTAACTACTTTTGATTGGATGAATGTACCGCATTCTACTGCCAATGCAGGGCATGTACCTAGGGCAACTTTACAGGTCACAGGTATATATACTGATAAAACAGAAGAATATTTAAGAACCCACCTTAGGGCACGTTAGTCGTCACGGTTATAGGCGTCCGCGCAATTGAACTGCACCGCGTAGTGTGCGCCGGATAAAGTCACCGGCACTAAATACAGTATGCAAATTGTTGAGTTATTAGTTGAAGGTAGAGAATCCAAGGCAACATTCGTTGATATGTTCAAGAAGTTTCTTCCCTTGGCTATGAAAATCTTAGAAATTAACAGATTACCTAAAATGAACTTTGAATCTGAAATAGATTCGGGCGGACAGCCTAGTTTTGGTATGTATGTTAATGATGAGAAAACTTTACATGTTGCAATACTTAACCGTCATCCTGTAGATATACTCAG